TAGTACGAACCGACCTTAGTAATGATCCTACAGACGTCAGCTTCACATCCATTGGCTACGGTTCTGCTAACAGCAGTAATGATCTAGTACAGAGAGATGCTAACGGTGATTTCTCAGCTAACCTTATAACTACCAATGGTATCTTAACTAATGACAACATTACTATAGTCACTGATACTGCTAGTATTAGTAATCCTAAGGGTATTAGAGCAACTATTGGCAGTACAACTGCAACTATATTACAAAGAGCTATTGAAAGTACAGGCGACAATGCTTTTAAAACTGTTCTAAGAAATGGTAACGGTGGATTAGGTATTGTATTAGTTGATGGCAATAGTGCTGCTAACAAACGAACAGAATACTATGCTCAAGAACACAGAATCTATAATTCTACAGGTGGTGGCGGCATTTTAAATATTTCTGGGGGAATATTAAAAGCAGGTGGCGGTAGTAGTGCTGCCACTGTACAAGGTACATTTACCTTAGATATTGGGGCTACTTTCCAAGCCACATGGGCCGACTTAGCAGAGTGGTACAGTTCAGACAAAGAATACGAACCAGGAACTGTTTTAGAATTTGGTGGCGATGCCGAAGTACGTGCTTCAACCAAACAAGGAACTACCAGAGTAGCCGGTGTAGTAACTACTAACCCAGCATACACAATGAACCAGGGATTACAAGGAACTAGATCTTGCGTAGCTTTACAGGGACGTGTGCCATGTAAAGTAGTAGGAAAAGTTTACAAAGGCGATTTAATAATTGCAAGTTCAATATCAGGTGTTGCTATTTCGGCAGGCGAGGTTGCTCAGCCTGGTACAATAATTGGAAAAGCATTACAAAACTATGACAGTGATTATATCGGCCTGATAGAAGTTGCTGTAGGGAGATTATAAGAATGGCACAGAGAACAATATCAATAACACCCCCGCTGACTTGGGAAAAATTTGGTGGAGAGACTGAATCAATATTTGCCAAGATCAACGATAACTTTACTGAGTTATATCTTAGTATTGGTGGGTCCGGTGTTGACTTAACATCTCTTGGATCGAGTTTAATACCAGATTTTGACGAAGATCATGATCTAGGATCTAGCAGTAAGAAATGGGACAATATCTATGTAAGTTCAACCGGATTACACATCGGGACTGCGGTAATTACTTCTTCGGGCAGTATTGTAGATTTACCATTAGGTTCAACTATTGGCGGTATTACTCCAGCTATTCCTAGTGTCCTATCAGTTACTTCTATAGAATTAGATTCTGGAGTATTAGTTGATAATATTAGTACAGATACCACATTTGCCGTTGACAACGATAATTCTACATTAGCTACTAAACTAGCTGTAAAAACATACGTCGATAATCAAATACCTACAGACATTAATCAATTGTCTGATGTTGGCAATTTGCTTAGTGCTGGGTTGGAAAGTAGAACAACTGCTGTTGGCACTAGTGGAAGTTTAGCAACTAATGCCTCAGAAAATTTAGATTTAGTGGGATTTAAGAGTTATGCATTGTTAAAAATATTAACAAACAGAGCAGCATGGGTTCGAGTATATACATCACAGGCTGCTAGGTTTGCCGATACTTCAAGACTAATCACCGACGATCCGTTGCCGGGGTCCGGAGTTATAGCTGAAGCAATCACTGACGGTACCAACCCAGTTTTAATATCGCCAAGTATTATTGGATTCAATGATGAAACTGTTCCTACTACCGACGTGTATGTGAGAGTAACTAATACTGACGCTGTTACTGGAACTGTAACAGTGACGTTATCTTTAATAAAATTAGAGGTTTAAAATGTCTGAAATAGATCGTTACGAATATATAGTAACTCTTAAAAATAAAGAGGACTTGCCTCAATTCTATAACGATATGGAAACTCCTGGCGGCGATCTATATATTCCAGATCGATCTGTAACGGTAGCCAGTAGAAGACACATTAGCAGAAATACTCATTACTATCTTACCAACCAAGAAGCAGATTTATTAAAAAATGATCCTCGTGTAGCGGGAGTTTCTAGATTACCCAAAGATCTTGGTATGGAGCCAACTCCCTTCTGGAAGCAGACTGGAAAATTTGAAAAAAGCACAGCTATTCAATCTACTGATAAAAATTGGGGGTTAGCTAGAATTGTAAACGGGATTCAAACTAACGATTGGGGTACTAATGGATTATTCAACGAATTACAAACTGCTATATCTACAGATTCTGCAGGTGAACATGTAGATGTTGTGATCATTGATGCCCATATAAATCCTGCTCATCCCGAGTTTGCTCGTAATGAAGACGGCTCGGGCGGTACCAGAGTTATTCAATACGATTGGTTTCAACATCAAGCAGAAGTAGGATTAAGTGGTTTAGGAACATATAGCTACGCTTCCTTTAGTAGTAATCACGGAACACATACCGCAGGCACAACAGCAGGTAATACTCAAGGCTGGGCTAGAAAGTCTAATATCTATTATATGGAATTTGATTATCCTAGTTGGAGTCAACCTCAAGGTTGGGTGTTGTACCTATTTGATTTTCTTAGAGCATGGCATAACAGTAAACCAATTAATCCAGTTACTGGACGTAGAAATCCTACTGTCACAAATAACAGTTGGGGTTATAGCTACGGCAGTATATCACTTTCAAGTATAAACGAAGTTACATATCGCGGCAGTACAACTAATGTAGTTGGACAAACTACCGCGGCCAAAAGAGTTGTGTTAGAAAACAACGGTGTTCCTGTACCTGCAGGAACTTTTCTTTATAGAACTCCGGCAAGATATCCTGCTATGGAGGCAGACATTGCTGATGCTATTGATGATGGAATCATTGTCGTAGCTTCGGCTGGAAATAGTTATTGGTACGTTACTGACGACCCTACTCATCCAGATTATAATAATAGCATTACAGACAATGGCGGGGTATTATACCATTCTAATGGATCTAGCCCAGGAGCAGCCGCAGGAGTTATTTGTGTAGGAGCATTAAGTACTTCTACGCAAGAATATAAAACAAATTTTAGTAATTACGGTGACAGAATAGATATATGGGCTCCTGGACAAAATATAATATCAGCAGTTTACAATTCCACAGCGGCCAGTGAATTTGGAGTTACCTTAGCTGATGATCCAAGAAACTCTACTTTTAAACTAGGTTCAATATCAGGAACTAGTATGTCTGGGCCGCAAGTAGCAGGAGTAATTGCTTGTATTATGAGTAGATATCCTAATTTTACTCCTGAAGAATTATACGATTACCTAATTGAAAAATGTAAAACAGGGCAAATAGGAACTACTAACGGAAACTACGGAGATTTTACCAATCTTAGAGATAGTAAAAACAGATATCTATATTTTCCAATAGAAAGAGCACAGCAAGGCTCAGCTTTTCCAGATGTTAGTTACGATCAACGCCCAGCTGCAGGTAACATATATCCACGCCTACGTATTAGAAGACGCGGATAAATATTAGATAGAAACAATAATTATGGCTATAGAAACAGTAAACATAGGAAATTTAGTTAACGACGGGCTCGGTGACGATCTACGCACGGCTTTTCAAAAGGTTAATAATAGCCTTTTATCGTTAAACAGCGAGTTAGTTCTAGCAGGACGCAGTTTAGGCGACGGTGCTGCTGTATACAAAAGAAAATCAAACGCTAACGGCGACGCAACTATTGCTCCGGAAACGGAGTCAGATAGGTTAGAATTTAGGTCTATAAAAGGTTCTGCTAACATAACAGTTACAGAAAATTCCAACGATATTACTATTTCTACTCCGTTACAAAATGTTTTTACTAAAGTTTCGGTACCAGAAGCTAGTATAATAATTGGTGCTGATACTTCTGATACAACCCTAACTTTTGTAGGCGGGGTTAACACTAATCTAGAAGTTAACGGTAAAACAATAACAATTAATACTGATCCTGTAGGAAATCTTTTATTACAGAATCTAGATTTAAACACAAATAATATTATCGGTACTGGTAATATAACAATTAACGGGAACATTACTGCTAACAATTTTAATGGAGATCTTTGGGGCTACAATGGTTTTGAATCAGTGAGTGCGTTGTATTCTTTTGATTTTGGAACTTATACAAATGTATTCAACAATGCTCTACAATTTCTTGTTTCCAACAGTGACTTTGACATGGGAACTATAATAGTCCCAACCGATCTAGAAATAGATCTCGGAACGTTTTAACGGAGAATTATAAATGGCTCTAAGATTAAAAAGAGGAACCACAGCTGAAAGATTAACTTACACTCCACTCAATGGAGAGTTGGTTTATGACACGGATCAAAAAGCGATCTATATAGGAGACGGAGCCTTAGCCGGCGGAAAACTATTAGCTAGTGGCGGAACAATTATTGATGATATTGTTCTAAACGGAAATGACATTACCGGTACAGGCAATATTGACATAACTGGTGATATCGATGTAACTGGTAACATACATGCTACAGGTAATATAACATCAGACG